TTAGAATTTAAACACTAAATTATCTTCGTACCTAGACGCATAATTAGCAGACGCCTTAATCGCAATTCGCTCGACATTATCAAACGCCTGCCAATTATCCACCTTATCCTCAACCATATACTCAATAAAGCGAATAAACTCACTTCTAGTTGAACTAAAAAAGATATACGGCGGGCGAGTAAGGTTGATTAACCGAAGAAAGTCGATTAAATCAAAATATCGCGCCTGCTTGTAGCTCTCTTGTTTGGTGCAAAGATAAGGCGGGTCAAGTACAAATAAAGCCTTGGGGTTATTTTGATGTTTAGGTAGTAACGTATGAAAACTCTCATTAACTACCTCCAACCCATCTAAATAACCAACCGCACTTGGGTAATCACTTTGGCGGATAGAGTTCCAAAAGTATCCTTTGAAAAGCTCCTCCCAAGTTGCCACTTGATTATTACTAAACAACAACCACGAGCTTAGCACTCGCACGCTTTTAAAGCCTTTAAAGGCCTGAATAGCGTTAATAAGTTGTTGTTTTAGTGTGGCGTCGATACGCTTATTTTTGGGGTAATCACCAATAATTGTCAGTAATTTTTTGCGTAGCGCATTGATGTCGTCAATATGATTAAGCTGCTCTGCATATCCGTCAAAGTCGTTATAGATCACTCGCGCCTTGGGTTTGAGGGCTTTGGCCGTATGACTAAGTAAACCGGAGCCGCCAAACGCGTCGATAATCGTCCAACCCTCACCGTCGCCCGTGATATTATCGTTTAAAACCTGTTTAAAATGATTTAAAAATTGTCGCTTCTGTCCGACGAACGGAAGTGGGGCGGCTTTAAACATAGCTTTGCCCTCTGCTGGCTGGCTGGCTGGCTGGCTATTGTCATGGTATTGTTTGTGACTGTCGTGTCAATCATTATTACCTCCTTGTATTGTTAATTTTGTGGTATCTCTACCGCCTCATACCATAACCCCTGAATCCCTGCACCATAGTTACAGGCGAACTTAAAACCGGTATTAGTCGGCATGCTGATGTATTGCAGGGAGTTGACGCTTAACTCTAGCTGCACGTTCAAATACGGCGCATTAACAAACGGTTTAGGATAAGTGTAGCTGTATGCCACACCGTTAGAAAACGCCGTCACCCCGTTTTGCGCTAATAGTTCAGATTTGGGAACATACACGAGATTGCGTTTTGCCCCAGGTTTAGCCTTCTCCAACTCATTTAGGCGTTTATTTACCTCCTCAAATGCCTTTTTGAGGTTTACGCTTAAATCCTCAGCCATCTTACGCACCACCTTCCGCTTTTTTCACGATAGCAACAAAATCGGTTTTAAGCGCGGTCTTAATTGCGGTCAGCTCTTGTGTAAGTTCGTTGAGTTTTGCCAATAGTGTATTACCAATACTTTTGTTAGCGGCAATCGCGTCAGCAAATTCTTTGAGCTGATTAAGTTCCTCGGTTAATTGTCCACCGTAAAGATCTTGCTTAAATGCTGTGATTGCCGCTTCGATTTTTTGTTGCACCTCTTGGCTGGACACGCCGCCACCGGTTGCTTGGATTGTCGCAATGGTTTGTTGCAGTTCGTTTAACGCTGCGACCAAGTTATCCTTCTTGGTGGTTTTAAGTGTGCTTAAATCACCGGCAGTGTCGTGCAAGGCTTTAAGCCGACCGCCAATATAGGTAAATGCTTTATTTAATTCGGCAATTAATTCTTTGATTTTTTCTTCCATTTTTTTGACCTCTCTTTAAATCTCGTTGGCTTTAACAATAAAGGTAAAATCCGGAATATCCAGCTCTTTACCCTCATCGTCTTTGTTATTAATGGTTTTTTCGACCACCTCGACGCGCTTTATCCGCGCAACCACGCGCCGTCGCGTGATGTCAACCTCCTGCTTTTCCTCATCCATACTGCCTCCTATGTTGTAATGTCGTGCTCAAGATAAAGCGTGCCTTCCAGGCGGGTTTTAACGCGCTTAGTTTTACTGATTAACTGCAAATCATATTTTGCTTGTCGCCAGGTCATCTGTTGGGTCAGTGCTGGCGTAAAATTAAGCAGCAACTGTCCCTTGGTGCGGTCTAGAACCGTAATAGAGCGGTCTGTAGTTGACATGCTCAGCACCTTCTTACCGCCCACCGTAGCGGTTAAATCGGCGCGGGCGATATCCGTTAAATCATAAGGCTGCCCGTTATCATCCCACACCAACTCAACCAACTGCTCATCATGGTCACCTCGGTAAATATAGATGTCCGCTTGGCTCATTTCTTTGTACATGTCATTCCTCGTTTATTGTGCGACTTTGAGATTAATATGGGTAAAGGCCAATGCGTTGTTGATTGGGACAAACAGCACTGTGACTTTAAAACGTACCTCATTAACCGTAGGCGGTAACTCATCTCCCATAAAATAAGCGTGCCAGTCATCGGTCGGGTAGTTACCATGCGTTTCGGACGTCAACTCTTTGATTACTGCTCCGTCACTACAAAGTTGGATCACGACATTACATAATCCTTGCCGTTTTTGATATGTGCCCACCTTATAACTTATCTCAAACCATTTATATGCCCCTTTAGGGATGGCAAAAGACTTATAAAGCTCAGTAGTTGGCCGTATGGAGCTTGCTATCATCACATAACCGCCATCATTGCGATCAAACGTGCCGTCATCATAACGATTAAGCACATTGTCACCGACCGCCCAAGGGTCGCGATAATGCCAAGAACCAATAGGGATAGTAGCCAGTGGCACGCCCCCCGTTACCTCAAGATGATAGCCTTGCCAACTCTTAAGGTTATCCTTGACACTATAAAGGGTCACCGTATCAAAAAGCTCACCAGCTTTATACTCCGCATCGGGATAGCGGAAAATATCAGCGGTGGTTACTGCAGAGCGTACCAGCACTCCCTCACGCCAAAAACCTATCTCATAACTGACCCCTTGCCCCAGTTGGGTGCTATCCTCGTGGTGTGCAACTAAATTATCAGCCTGCAACAAACGGTCACGATGTGCCCAACGCAACACAAAAGCAGAACGATTGGAGATTGGTGCCCCCGGTACGCCATTGACCGTCACTTTGCCCGGAGGGTAAGGGCGCGCTTGGCGTTGCATGGTGGTCAAATTAAGCTGAGGTGCCGCATCAAAACCGAGTGTCTCGCGGGCAGTGCGGGTCAGTAACTTGGCTTTAAGTTGCTCGCTTGCCGTGTATTTGGTTTGGTCTACCCCCATAGCGGCCAAATACGCCCAGGCCACTGCTCCTTGACTATGTGCCTTTGGCACGGTATCAGCACAACCACGACCGACTGTGATGGTTTGGGTGGCAAAATCTACCCGTTCAATTTTAACAATCTCGTCATCAATCATCAGGGCGGTTGCTGCGTCCAAATAACGATAGTGCCCCGAATACTTGAATTGGGTCTGATACGGCTCGATTGCCTCTTTTAGCGTTACTGACGGCGTAAAGGAGCCGTCGCCTACATTGCTATAACCGCCGCCTGCATCTACATACATAGCATAATTAATTGTCATTGGTGATGGCGACTGCGCCGCCACGCCGACATAACAATCGGTAGCCTGTACAAATGACAGCTCGGATGCCCCAAATAACAACGGATAAACATGATACGGCAACTCAAACAAGCGGCCGACGCTAATCGGTTTAACCGCAAAGCTAGGCTGTATATACTGTGATTGTGCCTGTTGCCCGGTATAATTTGTCGCCGGCAGCCCAAATACGTCCTGAATACAAGTCACTACAATTTCACCCTCGGCGTTGCCGTTATCAATCTTGCCCACCCGGAACACCGCACTGTCAATTTGCCGCTCCGGCAACGATACCCGAAACACATCCCCCGGCTTAAGTTGACTGCCACGCATATCAAATACGATTTTAAGCCGCATTAGTCCGCCTGCGCCCATCTCAAGATCACGTTGTGCCACCCGCATAGCCAAATCAAAGGTTGGCAATCCTTTATACTCGGTGGTTTTGGTGATCACACCGTGCACTTGCGCCGCCGCCAGGTTATTTGCGGTCGCCTTGCCGTCCTTATTGGATACCGGGTCGCGATAAATCACGGTCACCTGATTGGCCATATTTTCGGATGAAGAGGTATCATCATCTTGCACCCGTAAAATCCCGTTGTCGTAGTGATACAACGGCAAACTAGCCGGGTTGTAATCCTGCCTAATCAATTTAATTGCCAGCTTACCGGTAGCCAGGTTGTCGTATTGCACAGCCCCGATATGGTCAAGCACCTGTTGGATAAAATCCGTAATAGAGTTTTGTCGGTTATATCTAAAACACAAGCCAAAACCCTCATCAAATAACACGTCCGCCGCTTGCTTAAAGCTGTCTAAATCCAAGTCGCTATATTCTTTTTTGCCGCCCCAGCTCTTATTGGTGGCACACTCAACCAAGATATGCGCCGGATTCATCGCGTGAATTTGGCGTACATTCTGCTCTTGCTCAGGGTCAAGGCCGCTAATGTGCAAAGTATCGTTACGCAACACAATACGGCATTTTTGCGGATACCACACCGAGCCGTCGCGCCAGCCCTTATTTGTCCGGCGCACACGATAGCCTGGGCGTTTAGGATAGGCGTTATAACAACTGACTAATCCGCTAAACACCGTGGTCACAATACCGCGGAAACCGGGGATTAAATCATCCGAACTTAAATCGCCGTCGGCAACTTTACCGGCGCTGAAAAACGGATCTTTCTCTTTTTCTTTTTTGTCCGCATCAAACGTGAATGCCGGCACATCACCGCTTTCGGCGGCTTTTGGGGCGGGGTTGTAAGCCCCTTTTAGCAGATTAATCAGCATTTGGGTTGGCTTTTGGTCAGCCTCGCCCATTAAAATCTCCATGCGCCCTTGGATGCCGCCCTCGCCGCCGGTATCCTCGCCGCCAAATAAATTGGGTTTGTCGATAAAAATTGCTTGCGAATAGGTCAACTCGCCCGGCTTGCCTACATAAGCGGTCTTATCATCAAAACGGATCTCAACAATCTCGTCTACAGGGCCACGTCCCAGTCCGGAATGAATATCCCAAAAATAGCGATAACCGACCGTGACCTTGCGTCCTTTGCGCTTACCACCCATTATTTAGCCTCCATCGATTGCGACAAGTCAGATACCATCTCACCACGCGCCTGCTGTGCCGCCGCCACGCATTTGCGGGCAAACACGCTACCCGTATCAAGCAACACCTGTGCCGGGATACCGTCACGCAAGAATGCTAAATAATCCAAGCCTTGACGGTCAAAAAACATCTCGACCCCACTCGGACAAAAGCCGACGCGTCGCATATCCTGCATAGTAATGATTAATGCCATCACTTACCCCCGTTTAATCTCGGAAGTGCGGTAATTGCCATAACACAACACCTGCCAATCCTCCGTCCAACAATCCCCGAAAAAAACACATTGCGGCACGCCCTCGTCGGTCTGCGGGAAATCCCAATCATTAGCCGACACTGCCTCCGGTGCTTGCGTCCCTCTTTGGCGTGGCGCAAGTGCCTGATTAATTAAATAATTTAATGCAATTACCGCAATAAAACGGACTACTGCCCAACCCACCGCTGCAAACATTGATTACTCCTTAAAATATCCGTGAGCCGTCATACGGCGATTTGTTTGGCATATGCGGTATGCCGCCGAAATTAAGCACATTGTTAAATTTATCGCGGCAGGTCTTAACCTGCCCGTCACAACCGGGATATACGGTAATCAGCGTGCCGACACTGATTTTTTGCGTGCCCCCCATAATTGTTAACAGGTTATTATGATGAACGGTCACCGCGCGCACCTCACGAACCCCAAGACTATCCGTCCACTCGATAAACCCCGCATTAAACCAGTTGTCCGGCAATTGCGACGGGAATCCCACCGTAATAGTCGTGCCTGTTACCGCCTGTACGCGCAAACCCGCCACTGCAAACTTCGCCTTATCCACCTTGCAATCGTTGTCATACAAGGAATAAGGGCAACTACGCCCCCACATTAAGCGCAAGCCGGCCGAACGCATTGTGGCGGATAGTCCCGCCGAAATTAGTTCGGTTTGGTGAGTTTCGGGGCGTTTAGCCTCGATAATCGTACCAATCCACACCACCCGAATCTCGTTATCCTGCCAATGCAACCGCATAACGGTAAGGGTGACCGACTGGCTTGGGGCAATCCCGCGAAACAATTGCGCCACCGCATTATCACTTGGCAGGCTGACCCTTAAGTTATCCCCCGTTTTACGCCCGGAATCACTGATGGCGGTCGCCAGCCATTGCTCGCCGTTGACGGTGATGTCTTGGTCGGCGTCGGTAAACCGCCACACTTTTTGGTTATTACCCAGCGCAAATTGATATAACGTTATCGGCTGCCCGTCTGAAACGGAGTTTGTCCTGTTTAAATAACCCATAAACCTGTTTTAAACCTCTTTTAAAATTGACCGCACTTTTAATTCTCCAGCTCTTCACGCACTGCTCGGAAGAGCACTGTCACCACCGCCACACCGTCCGCATCGGTTTGGTGCGCCCAGCTGATTTGGTCGCTCTCAAGCCGTGACAGGCTTAAATATGACACCTTGGCAATCTCGTGTTTGGCGACATAAAGCACATCCCCGTCAAACACCAATCGCTCGCCAACCGCCGTGGTATTAGCGGACACCACGTGGCGGTAGTGCACTTGCCCGTTAGTCAGTTCAATCCGCACATCCTGCCGTCCGGGTTGTTGCAATAAATGGTCGGTATAACCCACCGCCTCAATATCCAATGTGCGCCCGGACAAGTTACCCTGCGGGGTGACATCACTGCCAGAGGTCGCAACCCAAACAGGCTTTTGCCGGCCGCGCAGATAGTAAAACAAGCGACGTAATCGGTCTTGCGCCGCCCGTCCGCTCAGTACAAAGCGATGTGACACCAGCGAAAACGCCCGCATTGCCGTATCTAAGTAATAGGGCAGCCCGGTATCGTTATCCAACTGCTTAATTAAACGCAGATATTGTGCCGTTACATCCTCCGACCATTCACTGGTCGGCTCCAGCACCGGCTTGCCGCGATAAGTCGGCAGGTGTGATATATCCGCCGAGTAACCGCTATGCTCATGGATTTTTAACCGCACTTGTGCGGTAGCCGCGTTGTCGCTTAGCCGGCTTATCTGTGGCATATCGGTCAACACCGCCGCACGGAGCGGATATATCCGCGCAAGTGCGTTATAAGTAAACTGTAACGGGCGCGTTAAAAAGAGCCGGTCAGCAACAATACGGGCTATTTCCACGCTCTCTTTACGGCTGCCTTGTACAATCAACGCCCGGCCACCTGCCTTAAAATCATAGCCGGCCGTGTTAAAACGGATTTCAGCATCCCCTTGTCGCATAAAGTAAGAGGGCGTTAACGCATCGGTAAATACCGGCATTAACCAAACCTTTCCACCCATTGCATACATAGCGGTCTCAAATTGTTGTAATTGCTGGCCGGAGAGCATGACCTTAAACTCAAAGGTGCGCCGCGGGGATAGCCGTCTGGCAATGCGTTGTTCTGCGCCCGTTTGGGATTGATGGACGGCTGTCAAAAACTCTAAATTTTCGGTGACCGGCTCAGACCAATCGGGATAGTACGCCCAATCCGATGAACGACTGCCGGTAATATGTACCGTTACCGCCGCGCCCGGGAAATTAAACCGAATGAGGGTGTCAATGGTTGTCGGCCCTCGCATGGACACCCGCACCGTCCACTTTTTAAGGGCAAGGTTCGCAAAAGTGGTCGACGATTCACCGATAATTTCCACTCCCTCGCCGTTTTGCACGGTGATGGATTGCAAATGCGCCGCCGTATCATCAGCATTCCAAACTTGTACCGTAAACACCTGCTCCGTGCTAATTGCGCCTAGATTGACCAGTTTAGGGATGGCGTACACACGGTTGTAAAACTCGGCATAGTAGTTAGGCGAAATAAAGCCGTTTTTAGGCACGCTAGCGTCCCATAACCCCGTATCTCTTATTGCGCCGACGGTGACCTGCGGTGTCAATACCAAGCGCACATCCGCCGCCCGATAGGTCGTCAAACGGTCTAAATAGCCCGTATCTTTAAGACGGTCTCCATCAGCGGTGACAGGGGTTAAATATCCTACGCGCTCTGCCATAACATCCTCTAATTAATCAAGCGGTAACAATGGAACAGGTATTCGCTTTGCTTGCCAAAGCGCATAGCAGGAAACATTTTCCAGCGCGACCCCGCCACCTCAAACTCTTGACCGGCAATAATGTTTTGCGAGCGCACGGTGTAAAAGTCAGGCGGACTGCCGATTTGGCGCAGCACCTTATCAATACCGACTACGATTAGGTTGTTAGGCACCGGGATGATCAGGTTGCCAAATTGGCTATGGCTTTGGCGCAACAATAATGCTTCGTGATGCACCTCACTTACTCCCGAGGCAGCAACATAACAATTGCTAAACATCCCACCGCCATAAAAGTCGGCGGCAAACTCATTTAAATAGTATGGCGAACCGTGATGCTGCACAAAATACCACGGGCGACGGGTATCCCCACCGATACCCTCGGCGCGCACTACGGCCGGATATAGCTGATATCCGCCATTAAAGGCGATCGTATTACGTAGTGTGGCGTGCTCATCGTTGACATAAGTGCCGTAAGCATACTGGCCGCCAATATACTCACCTTGTTTGTTAAGCGTACCGATACCAAAATGGATAAAATACTCGCCGTCTAAATCTACAACACAATGGGCATACTGCGCCGTGCCAAAAAAATGATAGGCCGAATAACTGCCGCGATTGAGATAGTTCGAGCCGGTCTTAGTTTTGCGGTAATTATATTTTGCGCTGTCACCGGCCGAATCACCGATGTTATCTAATCGACAAAACAAAATATTGTCTTGATAATCAAACGTCCAAATGCCGTCGCTATTTTTAAAAATCCATTGTCCGACGCCGCTTACGGCAAATCCTAAAGTTTGAGCAAACGCCTGGAATTTACGCATCAAATCCTCGACATCAGTCGCGCTGCCGGTTTGATAAGCCATCTTAATTACTCCTTACCACGGCAAACCCGTGTCAAATACAAAATAATCGGTAGTAGTGCGGCGCAAGCCATTGTTAAACGCAATGCCGCGGTGTCCGGTATCGGCAATTTTTATTTTATCTCCCGGCAATAACTGGATCCCCGGCACCCAATACACCCCCTGCAATGCACCCCAACGGGTCTGCCCCATCGGAGAGTTTTTTATACTTAGCAGTTCTGCCGGAAACAGCGGGTAATGCCCGCCCGGGCTGGCACCGAGATAAGTTAAAGTATTGACGGCCGCATAACTGCTGTTATCAATTGCTTTAGGGTAGACAATCTGATGCTCAACACCCCGACCACGCTCATAATCGCAGCCGGAAAATATGTGCCATGCCTGGTCAACGCCTAACAGCCAGCAGTTATTGTCACGCGGGTCAATAATAGAGGATACCTGATTGCTATTGTTAGAGTAGCGGGTAAGTTTATCCGCGGCGGCTGTGCCGGCAATTAATAGCGGGTATGGGTATTCCACCGGTGTGACCGTCGGCAAGATAAAGCCCATGTAAGCAGTCGCACAGGTATCGCTAATAAAGGTCGCCATCTTACAATGGCGTCCATCTGCAATTAAGTGATACTCAAATGCCCGCGCATCACAACACAATGCCACTCCCGGAGAGCAGTCAACCATGGCGGATGTTATGCTGGTCGGGCTAACTAATGCCGGATTAAAAAACGTGCCGCCGTAAAAATTGACGTTATAAATATCCTCTGCAATAGAGCTTGCCGTCTCGGCACAGACATACATATCTTGTGACACTCCTGTACCGCCGGATTTCCAAACAATTTGTGTCTTCGCCATCATTGTCGGGGTAGCGGGTAAGGTGCGCTCATAGAGCTTTTGCCATGCCTGCCCGGCGGCTTTAAGGGCAGGGTCATTGGTTAAAAACTGATTGAGCTTAGCTAAAAAATCCCGCTCATTGTTAGCCTTGCCGGTCTGATATGCCATCTCTTATCCTCTTAATTGTTTAACGCTTGTTTAATGGTGTCTTTGTTAGCGATAAGCGTGGTCATTACCGCACGCTCGCCCGCCACCGTACCGATGCCGGCGGTAAATAATTCCGCGCTGTCCACTGCCAAGGTCTGTTTGATATTGACCGGCGGCGCACTGACTTGTATTTGTCCTGCCGTGCCGTCTTGCATAGAGGTGGTTAAGCCGGGCTCGCGATACTGCGGCATGGCGGGACTGGATACCAAGCCGCCATCGGCAAATCCTACCAACCGCCCGCGGTTAATGGCGTGTAAAAAGCCAACCCCATATTTACGCACCATCGCCTCACGCACCACAAACTCACCGTTAGATAGACGTGCCGGGATACTGTCCGATGTCCCCGTGCCCGGGCCGCGAATATAGCCCCCGGTGGCGGCCATTACCGACGCACCTGCAGCACCGCCAAATAAACCGGTAATGCCGCTAACCGCCTGTAAAGCCAACTGCTGGGCGGCGACCTGCGCCATGGCATTAACCACGGTTAACGCCAGGTTTTTAATCGCGTCCTTAAGCGTCATCGTGCCTTGCGCCAGGCCCATTAACGAGGACTCAATCCCGCGTGTTAAACCGTCTTCAAAGGCTTTTTGTAATTCATTGCCGGCGGTTTTCAGCTCGACAATTTTTAATTTCATTTGCTCCAGCATAGCGCGCGCCTGCTCGCCTTGCTGTCCCGGCATTTTCGCCAGTTGTTGCAATAGCGGTAATTGTTTTTCAATTTCCGAAACGGTTTGCGCGTACACCTCTTTGAGTTTTTGCTGACCGGCCAAATGGGTAATTAGCCCGGTTTGTACCTGAGCCTGAATACTTTGCTCTTGTGCGCTTTGATTTTGAAACAGTTTATTGATTTCGGTTTGCAACCCGTCCACTTGCACTTTGGCCTGTTCCAGTGGCAGGATTTTTTTAATCAAATTAATCCCGTCCACATTGCCTGCTTTTTGAAACTCCCCAATCATGCGGTTATAGCGACTTTCCACATCGGTTAAGTTCGCTTTAACTTCCTGACCGGTCAGTCGCAGATACTGGATATTCAGCTCAAGATTTTTTTGTTCGTTTTCCGCCGCTTGGTCGGTGGCGGATTTTTTACTCCCGCCACCGCGACGACGGGAGCCGCCACGTCCTTTATTTTCGTTGGCGGCAATTGTATTTGCATCTTTAATCCCTTGTGCAATTTGTTCCGGGGATGCTCCCGGCTGGTTTTTAATATCGTCAATCATTTTGTCTTTACGACTCATTCCTGATTGACGTGCCTGCTTGCTTAAGTTTGCAAAAAAGGACTCATTACTTTTGGCTTGTTTGGCGTTTTCCACCTGTTGTTGCAGGCTGATAATCAAATCCAACTGATTAATCAACGGATTAAGTTGCGCCGCCGTCCAGCCCGCCGATTTTGCCAAAGCTTCCATCCGCCCGCGCATGGCTTCCAGCTGTTGCCCCGCCGTCATCGTGGCGTCGGCAAGCTCTTGACGCAGTTTTTTCTCAATCGAGTCCAACTCGCCGTCGAGAGCAATCAGCTCATTTTCCGATTCCTTGATAGCGTCCGTCAGTTTGCGAATCGCCTCTTGCGGGTTGATTGCGGCAAGCAGTTGTAACCGTTCGGCAAATTCCCCGCCTGCCGCCACCGCCGCGTCAAATGCTGCTGCCAACTGATTGCGGGTAATCTCCCCCAGTTCACGGTTTGCCGCGCTTAGGGTGTCGATTTGTTGCTCAAGTGCGGTCATTTTTTGGCGGGTTTCTTCAAGTGCGCCCAAGTCCGCATAACCCGTCGCCGCCATGCTATCCTGCAACTGTTGATACTCGCGGCGTAAGGCTTCCAGTTGTGCTTTTGCCGCGCCGATTGCCGCAATATTGGCGTTTTCTTGACTGCTCACTTGGCTATAAGTCTGTATAGGTGCCGCTTCACGGCGGGCTTCCATTAATTGGCGGGTTTTGTCGATATTGTCGTTAAGGGTATCGGTAGTCGCCTGTAATTGTCTTTCGGCTTCCGCCTCTTTCTCGGTGAGATACTGATAAGCCGTCACCAATCCCATAACGGCAATGACCGCTAATCCAATCGGACCACCGGCTAACGCCATTAAGCCGCCGCCGACACTCGTTGCTACGGCTGCGCCTTTGGCAACTGCCAAAGCGCGATTAGCGGCGGTTAAGCGCACCACAGCAGCCGCTTCGGCGTCGGTAGCGCGTGCCATAGCCAAGGCGGATTGCGCCGCTTTAACCTCAATTGCCGCGCGTGCCACCATAGTGGTATTAGATACCGCTAGGGCCGCTTGTTGACGGATAATAGAGGCGGTTGTAGCGACAAACCCGGCCAACAAACGCCCACTCATAATCACTCCAACTACCAAAGCGGCGTTGCCGAGCAAGTTTAAATGCTGTGCCAATGTTGAGATAACCGTCGCAGCCACTGATGAGGCCGATAAGGCACCATCGGTTCGACCGACAAACTGCATCCACGCATTGGATAGCTCGTTTACCGCCCGCCCGATAGTCTTCGGCATTTGGTCGTATTGCGCCTGTATGCCCTCGGCCGATTCACGCACCGCACGCAATACCACCTCGGTGGTCAGCTCGCCATCTTCGGCCATTTTGCGCAACTCACCGCGGGTTTTGCCAAGGGATTTTTGGAGCATTTCCAAAATCACCGGTGCCTGTTCGGCGACTGAGTTAAATTCTTCTCCGCGCAAGGTGCCGGAGGCCATACCTTGTGATAACTGGATAATGGCGGCGGATGCCTCTTGTGCGTTTGCACCGGATACCACCATGCTTTGGTTGATGGTTTTGGTAAATTGCAACAACTCCTGGCTATTGGCGCGGTCGCCCATGGCACGATAGACACGGGTATATAGCTCGGCGGTTGCGCCAAATAATTGCCCGGTGTCATTGGCAACCGTCATCAATTGCCGAAAGGTGCGGCTCGCCTCTTGGTTAGATTTGGAGACTAACGCAATGCGTGATTGGTAGTTGTTAAATTCGTCTGCTGTGCGGGCAAGCCCGGCAATCCCGCCGGAAAATAAGTGTAACCCTAGCCCGACGGTGCCTAAACGTTGCAGACGCTCTAACTGCTTGCTGATAGACTCCACGCCAGCACGGGTTTTGCCGAGTTTATTAGCGGCGGTCTCAGCACTATTGCCTAAACTATCAAACCCGCGGCTCCCGGCTTTGGCATTTTCACCCAGCCCTTTAGCCGACGCAGATGTGCGTTGCATTCCTGCTTCGAGTGCTTTAAAATTGTTTAAAGCGTTGTTTAAGTCCGCTTTAATTTTAAGAGCGAGGGTTAAATTGTCTGCCATAAGGAGACTCCGTTATGCGTTTATTAGATAAATTAGATATTATTGCCGAGCACTATGCTCAAGCTGACTCAAAAGAGCGCATCAAATCCACAATGCTGTTATTATGGCTATCGCTCCCCGTCACGTTGCCGTTGGCACTTTTGTTGTTTGGCGGCGTTAAAGCATTATTTTGGGGCGTGGTATGTGTTGGGCTTGTTGCCCTTATCGGTGTTATTATCAAATATCCGCTGGCTGCGCTCTTAGCCTTATACCTTGGCATAAACTGATAAGACCGTCTTACAAATCGACCGCACTTTTAAGGTGCGGTCAACTCGTCTAAATACCCCTTTAAATCTTTACCGCCATTAACCCCGTATGCCGTATCGGTAGTGCGCGCTGCACGTTCGTTGCGCATCCGGATAATACTTTTACGATAAAACAACAATAATTGCCGGGCGGTGTAATCAAGTAGCGCAGGGTAGGGATGTCCATGCGCGACTAAATGCTCGATTACGCTTGCCCAGTCAAGGCGGCTATTGCCTCTGCCTGCTTGGCTTTGGCCATTTTCTCCAGTAGCGGACTCACGGCCTGTCGGGTAAAAAAATCGGAATTGACTGCCCACCACACCATCAGCAAGCCCTCCGCGTCTTCGCCTTTTAAGTTACTGACCCAGTCTTCGGACTTGCCACACGACAACGCCACTAAAAACAACACATCATCGTAATGCTCAGCCACACAGCCTAACAGCGCGTCCAAGTCAAACTCTCCATGTGCCTGCGCTTCACTGAGATTGGCGCGCAACGTGCCGATAAACGGCATAAAGCGAGCCCGATGTTGTAACTGTTGCTTTAAGGTGTATTCCCTTAGCTCTATTTGCTCACCGCCAAGGGTGAGCGTTTGGTTGGGATAAAGGATAGCCAAGCTGTTATCGGCGACTACCGCCGTATCCTGTTGCGTCATGGTTTAACCCTTATTTTTTAATCCGCATCGAACGACCAAAGCGTCCAAAAACTTTGTCGCCGGCCTTAGAGGTATCCGCCAACACTTTGCCCGTTAAAGGCAATGAGCCGAGAGAATCTTCGTTGTTGATTAAATCCAAGGTTTCGGTCGGGTTAAAGTTGACCTTGTACAATTCGACCAAATTCCATTCGTTGTCTTCGGCGAGGTTTACGCCCTCGAAACGCAGAAATAAGTCGGTGGAGTTTACGGTCATCATCGCCACGTTATCCACCTTGCCGTAGGAGTAAGAGACGGTTTGGGTAAAACTTGTTTGTGGCTTCAAAAACTCAATTGCCCCAAAGGTTTCGTCAACGATATAGTCGGTGTTTGCTGTAAGGCTGTTAATTACCACGTTGCTGACATTCGGGTATTTCAACGCGACACGATCACCGGCTTTAATTTCGCTTGGTAACGCCTCACCCGTAACCGTTCCGGCCTGAATTTCGCTGTCCGTTCCCAATAAGGCAAGTGCTAAGTTCTCGCGGCTAAATTCGTGCAGAGTCATAGACACTTCGCCTTCGCGCGAGGTAATAATTTTACGCACTTCCAAACGTTGACCGCTGTAAGATTCTTTATGCGAAAAATCGTCTACGGTAAATTTCACGCTAATTGCAGACACATCACCAATCCAGCGTTGCGCGCCGACTACGCCTTCCGGTGTACGGCTTGCTAAATACACCCGCCCCTGACCGTAGCTATAGGTTTCGACTCTTGCCATTTATTATTCTCCTTGCGTTGCCGCGGATATTTCCGCGCTATCGCCGACAGGTTCACCCGCGGCCATTTCTTCGTTTTTTTCAACCGCACTTTCAGTGGGTTTGCCTTTGTTTTTCCCGTTGCTCTTGTTGTACTCATCGGCCTTTTCTGCTTCTAACAACATACCAAGTTGACGGGCGGTGATAAACTCCGCATCGGCATCAGCAACTTCCAGCACACTTCCGGCAGCATGGACTACACCGCCATGCTCGTGCGTGGTTAATAATTGCACTTTTTTCATTGTTTGGTTTTCCCCATAATCATCTTGGTCTGATAGGTTTCCATCCAGACCAAATAGCTGTTGGTATAATTTAAGATTTCACCGCGCACAAAAAAGGTTTCTTTCGCGCCTTTAATCGGTGGTGCCCACCCCATTAATTGCTCACGAATTTGGGCAATAATCGGATTGGTGATATTTAATTGCGGATTGGTGTGACTGTACTGATAGGACTGCACAATCACAATCACCGAAAAGCTCACCGTTACCATTTGACGGGTTGCCATATCGCCTTGGTGTGCGATTTCCGCGTTGGGGACAACGTACACGGCGGGTGTTGCCAATCCTGCCTGGCTGATATTGACCAGCGCGCTGTATTCCGCCGTTGAACCTAAATGCTTGATATACTCCGGCATTAACGGTTTAAGCCGGTCAATTACCATTTTCAAATCAAACGGGGCGGTTGAGTTAAACATCTCAATAATCCTTTAGGGTCTGTTGGGTAAATACCCGTGACGGCGCGTTAAACTTGGCCAAGCCCGCTGTTTGCGCCAATTCATCTTCAAGTCCAAGTGAAAATTTACCTTCTGCAACCAACATTAAGAGCTTTAAGGCATCTTTATAGTCGCGCAAAATCGGGCTTTTCTCATCAGTAATCAGATGTTGATGCAAATAATAACGAGCAATAGCTCGCGTCCATACGGTCAACAGACGAGGGACGCGTTCAAACGGAAGTTTATATCCACGCTGACGCAGATAACCGTTAATTAACAACTCTGCATCATTTACCGCCTCATCAATCCGTTTAATCGCAACAAGTGCCTTATCAACTTCAAGCGGATCAAAATCAGCCATATCCTCGCCACGCAATACGGCGTCTAAAGTTTGCGTCTCGACCGGCATTGTGCCTATCTGTGCCGTAACTTGTGCTAACTCGGCCGCGCCGGGTTTTTCGGCTAATTGACCCAGCAGGATATACGCCGCCATGGATTATGCCGCCACGTCTTTTAAGAAAAAGCCTAAGTCTGGTGCGGTGATCAATTCTTTGACCGACTCGCCCACACGGATACGGTAACCACCGCGCATACCCATATCTTCGTCGATAATTTCACGCGCCTCGCGATTGCCCCACTGCCCAGTCAAGCCAAATGTTGTACCGTGACGGGTATCGGCAAGACGATCACGGTAAATCAAGGCACAGTGATTACCCCATGCTTGCGCCAATACCGGCTTTTTCGCCTGATTGACGGTATTCACCAAGGATTCACCGACTAAAATCTCTTCCAACTCAAACAATTCGCGGATAAATTCCAGCGGCACCAACCCCGAATCACTTACCGTGCCGTTATAGGCTTTGATGATTTGTGCGTTCATTCGCAATGCGGTCGCCGCTTTACGTCCGAGCACCATCACATTCGGGCGCATAATGACACTGTCTAAGGCTTCGGTGATCACATTAATCGGTTTGCCGTCCGCGTGCGTCCATTGGTCGTTACCGCTTAAGGTTTTGGTTAAACCCGTACCGTAAGATGCGGCATTAAACACCAATTTGGCAGCACGCAATTCGCGATCCAATTCGATAAGATTGACCGTTTGCTCTGCGGCACGTCCTTTCGGATCATAATTTGCCGGTGCGTTTTTAATATCCGCTTCCGGTACCGGTGCATCCAGTGCGTAATCCAAGGTGGCAGAGGTTAATTCTTCCGCACTAAACTCCACCTGATTCGGTCGCGAGGTTCGACCTACCTGGGTTTTCGGCACGGTAAAAGACTGCCCTAAATCGTATTTCCAATATTTAAACTCTTGCGCCCCAACCACGGCACGCGGCAATACACTATCTGCAATCATGCGACGATTACGATAGGCAATCACGATCCCGGTTAATACCGGGTTGATAGGAAAATTCGCTTTACTCATTTCACATCCTTACTTATTTCTCTTTGTGTAACAGCATTTCATTTTTGACTTAAAGACGACCGCACTTTAAGCGGAGGAAATACCCGGCATTAAAAAGACACTGCCGACTTCATCGGTTTCGCCGTCTTCTTCGGCAAAACCGATAATAATATTGCCGCTGGAGGCTTTGATGGCTCGTCCTTGCGCATCCGACGTTAACGGGTCGCCACGCTTTATCGTACCGCCATAAGTGACAACAGCAAGCCCTGAGCGCACCACATCCGTATGCTCGGTGGCGTTAGTGGAGACACGAGTTGAAACACCGAGTAATTTATCGGTCGCCGCTGTTGCTTGTTTTACACTACCTACTGATTCGCCGTGACAAACCACATGACAGCCTTTCACTTCTCCTTCCGTCGAGTAACCGACGATTAAGCCTTGTATTTGGGTCATTGTTTTGCTCCTTTCATAATGTGATTGACCGCATCCGTCATTGAGATATGAATGCCCTTTTGTGCTTGCTCGGCGTGATATTGGCTTGCCGCTTGCGCAATAGACGCCCCATCGGCAAAATTGACCGCGCCGTCTGTTGCTTGCGCACCCGTATCCGCGGATTTTTCGGCAAAATCAAGCGGTTTTTGGTTAAGCACCTCTTTCAAAATATCGATCGCACTTTGCTGTACTGTTTGGCTGCCGTCCGAAAACGATACCGGTTGCTTACCAAGTGTAACCAACACTTCAACCAAACCATTTTTTTCGCCGGTAATAGTTTTCCTGCCTTAATCAGCTGATCACAAAATTCAACTGCCTGTTTGGTTTCGGCTTCTTTTTCCGCTTTAGCTTGTTCGGCTTCGGCTTTTTTCACCTCTGCTTCACGAGTTGCCAACGCTGCTTCGCGTGCGGCGAATTCCGCCTCACGTTTTGTCGCCGCCTCTGCAGCCGCTTTTTCAGCCGCCTCTTTCTCTTTGTCTTTATCCATTATGTTCTCCTTGTTGGGTGGATTGGTTGCTTCGACATCAAAGGCAAAATCAAGTACAGCATGGTCGCCACCGTCATTTGCCGCAAATTTCACATCAGCCAGCCCCTTTACCGCGGGTGGTACGGCTCCTAAAAAGCCGACATGGTTCAGATAATAATGACCGGGTTTCGGATTACCCGGACTGTCCGGTAAAAAAATAGAGGCACTTCGTTTTTTGTAACGCCCTTCATTGACAGCTTCGGCAAATGCTGCTTCTACCTCGCCTGCGTGTGCATAAAGAGTATCTCCCTCAAAACTGGCTTCTTTTACCCAGCCGTAAGCCGGTGCGGTAAGCGTCGGGTGTCCGATAACCAGCGGGGACTCGGATAAGGCGGCGTCATAAACGGAGGCAATTTCGTTTAACATTTCCGCCGTAAACGTAATGTCGCGACCGTCCATTGCCGTATGCGTGCCGACCTTCATAATCGGCATTTTGGTGAGTTTCATGTATTTTGCGCCTCTTGCTTTATTTGTGATCACATTATGGCAAGAGATCGCCGAGCGGTAATTGAGACACCGTTAGAATGTTATTTTTTAAAAGGGAATATGGATGGCGGATAAAAAAGGATAAGGATTTGCGATTTAAGGCGTTTATGAACGTTTATAAACACCCTAAAACCGATTAGGGCAACAACTCATCATCTGAAATAATAAAACGGCTATATGCGCGTTTTAGAGGCTTAATGCAATTTTGAGATGATCTTTAACGGTATTGATAATGTCCCGTTCGTCATTTGACCCTATACCCAGCCAAGGACGTGCCGGGATAGTCACGCTTTTAACTGCTCGTCCACCGACATTTAACGCCTTGGTGTTTTTCGGTCGGATGGCACCGCCAAATTGATGGATGGCGGCATAGACACGATTTGAACCGAATTCCAGTCCGTCTTGCGTCGTATTATAACTGAGCGTTTGGCTTAAATGCCCGCGCAGGGTTAAGATTTTATCCTGATTTTTCGACTTTTGGTCTCGATACCAAGCAGACAGCGGCGTCCAAGGTTGTCCGTCAGGCGATACTTGTCGGGCAAAGCGGTCTTGATGAATTTTAATTAAGGTTTCACCGACCTGCTCAAACAATAACTGCGGGCGGTTCAGTTGTGCCACCACTTGACCGATGATTTGTTGCAGTTCGGTCATATCAATTTCAACACTGATTCCGCTCATATTACTCCTCTGTATTATCTTGCTGAATTATTTCCGTACAGCGATAGACAGTTTTGCCAACATAAAAACCACCTAGTTTTTTACACTCTTCTGCAACTGTATGATGAGCAAAATACCACCCCGAAAGCCAGCCGCCGGCAAGGAAAAATAAACTGGCGATGCTATATTGTTCGAAAAAAAGAAAACAAAGCGCGATACATAATAAAATAAAAACCATTGGTCATGTCCCCTTTCTTGTTATTGATTTGTGTAAAAATTAAGCGTATATTGAAATTGTGGCAGGGGTTTCCTACTGGAAAGGTTGCGGTTCCGCCCGTATTATCCTGTTCGAATCAGGCAAACTGCCACATACACCTAATATTGCTCGCTGTAACGGGGGTTTCCTACTGGAAAGGTTGTAGTAGCTTAGCTGGTGCATTATCCTGTTCGAATCAGGCAAACCGTTATAGTGAGCCCCATAATAATTCATAAGCAGTTAAATTCTCTCGTAGTTGTTGTTCTGATATTGCACTCCCTGTTCTCACAATATTCACTTTCGCTTTTTCTTTCTTGCCCGTTTTCGGGTCACGCAACTTGACTTCATAATTCACTTTGATGACAACTTTGCCTTGTGCGGTTTTATATACAAACAACAAGGTCGGTAAGGCTTGGTCGGTTTCCAGCAAAATCGCGTCGGGCTTGGTGAGATGTTGCGGCAGCTGCTGCCAGAACTCCACAGGCAGACCGATCTTCGCATTGGCTTTATGGTCGCGCAGGGCGTGTAAAATATCTTCTCCGCGCATGGCTATCACCGCACTTTGCGGGGTAAGCTCTTTGGCTTCCAGTCGCACAATCACCTCCGGCGGGATCACGCCCACATAGTTAAACTCACCCGCCGCCTGCTTGGCGGTGTTAATTTTATCAACCACCTGTTTAAAGTTTTCAGTCAGAAGCCGCATGGCGCCGGGGTAACTTAACACGTTTAGCACCGCGGTTGCCGCCGTTTGCGGCGGGGCAGTGACCATTTTTTGAAACAGCACCTTATCCACTGACGCCAAGCGGTTTTGATTGAGATTGTCAAAATCCGTTGGTTCAAACCCCGGATCGTAACCTTTCGGCAAGCGAATTGTGCGCAGGTTACCGCTACGTTGTCCGATGATCTTGTCCTCCCACTCAATGGCAGGAGCTATATCAGGCTTGCGCCCCATGCGCGCCAATTCCGCCTCACTGTGGGCAGTAACAGTACAATGGCAGCCATAGGCTTTAATCGGATAATGATAACGCCACCAGGGATCGTCACAATGGATAATCAGCCCGTCCCACGCTTGATGTTCGGGCCTCGGGTGCAAATTATCGTGGTGATGGTATTGCCAATAGGGCATAAACCGTTTTAGGGCTAACTGCTGTGTCAGTCGCCCGCGATTGTAAGAAGCGTACAAGTTAGTGTCGTAGATAATCCGCGCCCGCCAATTAAGCCCACCGTTAAACGCCCAGTTATACTGCGTGGCAAGCTCGGCAAACTGTGTTTTAAACTGCTCAAACGGTAATCCGTTGGCAATCACTTTATCAACTAATCTGCGTAAATCAGCGACCATGTCATTACGGTGTGCGCCTGCAACCATAAACAGGTAGTCGTGCTCCTCACCCCATACGTCCTGATAACTGCTTGTGGCAACATTTAACTTTTTGCGGAAATAGTCTACCTGTTGCTCGAATTTCATGATGCCGCCTCGTCTGTGGTTTTGTCGTGCGCTTGCACTACATCATACTGCCCGCGATAAAACGCCGCTTGTGCAGCAAGGGCCAATAGCTCACCGTACTGAGCAAAATCCAAGTGCGGGATTAGGCTATCCAAACGCGTCTGAAATCCTTCATAACTATCCGATTGCAGCAACTCATCACGAACTTTAGTCAACCAGTCATCAAAATACGGCTCATCCTCCGCCTCTAATTGGTCAATAATGCTACTAACCTCGTCTTTATGTGGAAATGCCGCAAAACCGGCAGGATTTTTGACCGCACTTTTCTTATCCGGCTCAGACTGTGGTTCGCCGGGTGCATAATGGCTTTCCGCCTGCTCCCACTCTCCGCCAAAATCGCTTTCCAATTGCGCCAAGGTCGGGCGATAGCCGGTGGTTTCATAAATGGTTTTATTACGGTTGGCTTTATCGGTCAAATCCTCTTGCTCGTCAAACACACGATATACGCGCGGCGGATTGGCGTTGGCGAAATTCATCATAGTTAGCCATTTTACCGGGCCGCGGTTAAAGGATTCGCAAATCACATCGGAGTCGGCCTTGACGATGGCTTTCAACACCTGCTCCTGCAAATCGTCATTACCCAGTCTGCCCGGCGTACCGCCTGAGCTTGAGGTTTGCCCTAACACCACACGGCGGATAGATTCATTCATGGTATCCCACAATGATTTATAATCCCCTGTACCGCTACGGGAAGCTTCCAACAGCTCTATCGGCATACCGTCCGGCACAATAATGCCGCTGTCCACCTGGATGGCTTGGGTAGCTTGCAGTAATTTTGCCTGCTCGGCCGGCGATGCGTTCTTACCGTAGCGTCCAACCGCTGTCGGCATGCCGAATTTCTCCAAAAATATCAACCAAAATTTTACTCCGTTGCGCTTAAACATTGACGGCCAGTACAGCCAGTGCGCCAGTCCAATACCGTAAGGCTCGTCATCATGATCGGCTCCGGTACAAAAGTGCCAAAAATACGGCGCGGGGCATTCAATGCCGGTGCTTTGATTGTCACGCACTAAAAGACGTAATTCACCTTGCGGCGTAAAGCGAAAGCGACGGCGGTTGCGTACTTTGATATCGGCAACATACTTCCCGTCCTCTATGCGGTAAACCAATTCGGCTACTGCATAACCGTAAAACACGCCATAGTGCATCAACCCGCTAATGCGATCAAATCCGACGTTATTGAGCCATCCCCGAATAAACTCCGCCGCCTCCGCGTCTTGCGGGCTGTCGCTTGCTGCGTCCACTTTCCATTCGCGCGCAATCATGGCATTACGCCGCTGTTGTAATGTCGAGCTTACCTCTTCATCCGACAACACCTGCTCGTATAATTTTAAATCACCAAACCCGCGACCACGCAATACCGTATCTTCAGGGTAAGCGAGCGAGCCGACATACCCTTTGGTGATATCCTGCCCGTCACCGCTGGCAGCGATTTCGCGGTTTAATTCGGGAGCTTTGTTTTTGCGTACAAACCAATCTTTAACTGTTTTTCCAACTGCTGTTAAATCCATTACATATACCCTCTAAAATCATTGCGCCCACGCACACTGCCAAAACCATGCCCGGTTAATTGTGCGGTATCATCAAACAAATCGGTACTTTCCCGTCTACCTGCCGACTGAAAATCAATATCAAACCCCTCGTCGGTGCGGTAAGCGTAGTACATTAATAAATAGGCAATACCGGCGTCACCATGGCGTTGCGTACCGCTTTTGCCTGTGGTGCGCTTATCCGGAATACGCGGCACGCCACGTACGACTTCAAAGGCACGTAAGTCCGCCAAAATATCCGCATCTAACGGTAAATCGTATAAGGTATCGTCTTCCAATGCCGCTTTAAACGGTGCAGTGTGTTCGCGATACCAGTTTTCACTAAGCATTACCGCCTCTACAATTGCCCCATAACGGTCGACGGCGGCTTCCGCCAAATACTGCCCGTTACCGCGTGCATCATTGGCGGCTTTGGCAAAGCGTGGCAGACGGTCGCCGATGTAAAAATAAATCTGCTCTTGCTGTTTAAACGGCAGATTGGAGAGTTCTATCAAAAAGACATTTTTAAGCCGTAAATCTTGCTGTTCTTGTGCTATTGCAATCACCGACAAGTCACCGCTGCGGGCAAAGTCCATTCCTAAAAACGTGCGGTATTTTTTCGGTAAGACTTGCAATAACGGTAACAGCATTTCTTCGCACCAACCTTCAATCTCGGCGGCACGTACCGGCTCGGGCAGCTGCGAAAACTCATCTTTTTTGGCAAGCTGGATACGTGGTGTGGCTTGATTCATCCGACTTTCGATTAACGCACGGGTCAGCCATGCCCCACCCGAATTCCGCGGAATACAATCCAACTCTTCCGAAGCAGCATCACCATAAAAGGCGCGTATATCGGCTACCCAAGCGTCTTCTTTGGCCTGTGTCCATTCCTGTTTCTGACGCAGACAAATACGCTTAAACAATCCTTGCTCAATCGCATCATCAAAGGTGATGGTATGTAGACTGTATGGCTTTTTACCGGAGCGTACATCGGTGACCAACTCGTTAAACGGGTTGTCCACGCCGTCGTGCGTACTGATAATATGTACTTGGCCGCCCCACATCAAAAGTGCCATCGCTGCTTTTAAAAGTTCTTCAAGGTTCTCATGGAAAGCTGCTTCATCGATAATGACACGCCCCTGCTTACCCCGTAAATTAGACGGACGGGAAGACAGCGCAGTGATACGCCATCCGCTGGCAAAGCGGATAACGAATGCGAGAATGGCTTTTTCCTCATCCCCTTGTTTGAAAATTTCTTCCGTTTGTTCGATTTCACCCGCCGCCAAGCCGTAAGATTTTGCCCAGTTGGCGCAGTCGCGGATAAACTCTTGTGCCATATCCTTGTTGTAGCCGATATACCAACTGTCCATTCCGCTTTGACTGGCTGCGAGAAGTGCGGTATCTGCAGCTTCTCCCCAAGAAAGGCCGATACGGCGGGATTTTTCACACACTTTAACGGGCGCGGTATCGGCACACCATTTTTGCTGATAAGGCAATAAGACGGCAGGTGTTCGGTTATCGGTATCCATTACACAATCCCCAAAATCTGTTGTCGGATTTGATCTGCGGTATCGTCACTTAAGCCGCCTTTTTTGACTAATTTTTCCACTTCCGACGCGGCTGCCTCCGCTTTGGCTTTTAATTCAGCGTGATATTTTTTTAATTCAATAGCAGATTTGATGACCGGGCTGATGTTTTTACCCAACATAGAGACTGCTTTTAGGCGGGCGTTTTGGCTTTTTTCGTCTTTCACTTCTTCAAGACCGACTAAGATATTCATCACCTCGCTTTGTATCATCTCTAAGACTGCCGTACCTTGTTTGAGGCTGTCGTCTTTACTGATATTTTCCGAGATAATACGTGCAGCTTCAGTGCTGGCGCGAATGGAAGCCAAGCGACGCTCCAATGCCTGTCCGTAACGGTGTACCGCACTTTTTGAGATGTCAAATCCACGGGCACGCAATTCTTCTTCCAGCTCGCGATAGCCACTGAAATTATTCTCGACCAAGGCAGCATCAAGCCAATCCTTCACCGCCTGTGGCAAGCCTTTCACCGTAGATCGTTTCGGCATACACTCCCCCTTACCAATATTTTTCAGGACGGGCAATACCGGCCGGCGATGACACGACATACTCGACCACATCAACCCCCAGAGCGGTTAATTTGGCATGCCAGGCCGCTGTATCACGTCCACGCAATTCGATTAAACCCTTATCCGCCAAATAATCCATTTCACGGCGCAATTCCATCGCCGTCAGTTGTACAGGGACGGTATGGATAGTGGACAAAATCAACCCTTCCCCCGCGCCAATAGGGCGGGCGTGGTCAAGGGTAAGCAATACTAACCAACGCACGTGCTCACGTTTGTTTTTGTCAAAATCAATCATTTTCTACTCCCGTACATCATTATGACCTTGTCCAACTTACTGTTAATGGCATCAAATCGCGCCGAGTTCACCGCTTCGCTACGGATAGCGTCTTCCCGACGTTGGTATTCATTCGGTAAATCGGTTTTCAGTTCGATGACAATACTGCGCGCCGCCTCCGCCAGCTCCTTCGCGCTTTGAATGTCTTTTTGCAGTTGGGTATATTTATCTTCACTGAATTTAAACTTTTCGTTGAGCTTGGATTCAAACTGCGACAACAGCATTTTTCCAAACCCGATTAACATCCCGATAATGGTAATAACCAGGCTGACAAAAAAGGTGATCACCTGCCAGCCGCCCACTTCAATCATAAACGCTCCTTGTCGCTCATATAGCGGATTAATTCATAATGCCGCCCTGCGCATTCGCCGTAAAGGTCATACATCACCTTAAGGGCAAGGAGTGCGGCATCGGCATTATTGCCGGTTAGTTTCGGCGGCAGATCGCACGGCTGTGCCAAAGCCGCCGGTAGCGGCGGATACGGCACGCTGACGACTGTTTTCAACGGCGCGCAAGCTGTCAGTGTCAAAAGTGCAACCCACACGCATTGCCGCGGTTTTTGCCAATATTTTTTGTAGTTCATCGGTGGTTTGTTCCCCTAACATTTGATATTCGCCGACCTTTTTTAGGACGGTCAAATTGGTTTGATTGGCCGTTTCAAGCTGTTGATTCAGACGTTCTAACTGCACCTGTAATCCTTGCTTAGCCTCTTTTTCAAACTTCAATGTGGCAGCCTGATAGCCTGCCTGATAATTATTGTATGCGGTCAACCCGATAACGACGGCGATAACCGCCGCAATTGCCAACATCGCGATTAATTCATAACCCTTTGAGCCAAACATCCCCTTAATCATTGCCCACATACGCCAGCCCCCCAGCCGCTTGCGATGTAATGCGGTTGCCAACGGTAAATAATGCGCTTCGGATAACCGCGATTTTCTGCAAAATTCGCCCGACTTCTGCCGGCGTTAATATGCTCCACCGCTCCCCAGTAACGCAGCGGATCAACGCCTGCCGCTTTGGCTTTCGCTTTATCCCGCTGTACCCAACCCAAACCGCCGTTATAGGCGGATAACACAAACGCCCAGCGGTCGCAATCGGTGCGTGCTTGAATGCGTTGCCAGTGCCAATGGTTGTATTGCACTAATGCCCGCATTGACCAGCTCGGATTAAACGGGTTATTGGTAGCAAGCTCCGGGTATTGGGCGGCAATCCATTTTCCGGTCGCCGGCATAAATTGCGCCAATCCTTGGGCACCGACAGGTGAGACGGCGCGCATATTCCATTGGGATTCTTGATGAATTTGGGCGGCAAATAGGGCAACGGGAGCATTTAAACCCCATACCGCCCGACTTTCGCGGGTGAGTTCCCGTCGGTATTGTTCTGCCGGCGGAGCGGCAAGTGCCGTGCCAACCAATACAAGCGGCAATAGCAACACCCCGAGCAGCAGGTAACAACACCCGCGGAAAAATCGATTGCTTCGATGACAACAGCGCATATCAAAGCCCCAGAGTCACACCTAAAATCACCGCACCGACAATTAACGCACGGCGTAATACCACCATGGCAAACACGTTCAGATAACCGTCACAGACCGGATATTCCGGCTTACCTTCACGCCCCCGTAATTTGGTTTCGCGTTTTTGCCATTTGTCTTTGAGATAACTGCCGGGACTGGCATACGGGAACAAAGCACGGTCGAGGTGATACCCGATAATCGCCGCCACCGATACCAATGCCAATTTATACAACACCACCGGCAACTGTGATGGCGAAACCGCACCGATAATCGCCATTAAACAGAGCGCGGCGATGACCCAAGACAATAAACGCCCGTGCTTTAACGCATTAAAAAAACCTTTCATAAATTACTCCTTTAAGTTCATTGTGTTTTTTGAGGATTTCATTATGGCTTTTTGTTGCGCTTAAGTATTTTTGACGCCGTTAGAATAAAGTGCGGTCGGTTTTCACTATGATTTGCAAAAAAACAAGGAGGGGAAATGTATCAACCATTTCCACATTTGAGGCCAAGGGGTGGGATATATGATTTACCACCGTTAACAACAGAGGTAACCATGCGAAAATTCACTTTAGACTACATTAAATCGCTTATTGTCAACGCTGAATATCAACGATTTGGTGACACACTAACCGTTTGTGTATTAACACTGAGAAACGGGTTTACGGTGACGGGGGAAAGTGCTTGTATCAGTAAAGCTATTTTTGATGCTGAGATTGGGCAGAAAGTGGCTTATGACAATGCCGTAGATAAGATTTGGCAGTTAGAGGGGTATTTGACGTTACAGCAGATGTATGAAGCGGAAATTTCCGACCGCTTGTCAAAATAAGGATTATCAACAAATTAAAAAGACTTAACGTTTATTGGGTTTCATTGACCGATAAACGATTTATAGGGGCTTCCCAGCGGTTGTGTCGGAAAGCCTTTTTTATTACGTGACATAACCTCAATTACAGCACTAAACATAAGCCGGATTATTTTGTATGAATAGCCCTGACTTCTATGCGTTTATGTTCTAACTTATCACCACGTTGAACTAAGTGTAATGTAATATCGGCTTTTATCACATCCTGTTTAAATAACACGTTAAGATCGGTTGAAATTGGCAGTTCCAACGGTAAGCGTTTTTCAGATACGCCATCAATAATTGCTGTCCAGCCCGATTCGTATTTATCGCGATCCATTGAACGGATATTCAGATTAACGTTATCCATTTTGGCAGTTTTTTCTATTGGTTCGGATTTTACTGTTTCGGGCAATGCTTTCACCACATCAGCAGGAATAATCACATTTGAATCTACGCCTAATTCAATTGATACATCACCTTTTTCGGTTTTCGCCGTTTGCGCAAATTCTACAGCGTTTCTTGCAAGAGTTTTACGTTGACTTTTATTTTCCTCGATAGCCTCTTTAAATGCTGCTTCGGAAATACCCAACTGCCCGGCACCATTTACAATGACGGTGTGATAATTTCCACTTACTGCGACAGAATTGGCAGATGAATTCCCTAGCGAATAAAAGCCATAAGCTATCATTCCACCAATTACTAAGCCTACCAAACCTGTTTTCACCGGATTACCCTTTGCTTTATCAACTATCCAATCGTGAGTATTTTCGAGAAATTTATCTAAATTTTCTTCATTCTTGAAGACTAATTTTACGATAATCTTTTCAAGAAGAGAACCTTCTTCTATTGTCTGAATATAAAGTTCTACTCTTTCAACTTCACTGTCTGTCAGTTTGGAAAAGGTTTTGGCGGATTGTCGGACTATTTTTTCCAAAGCTTCAAGCGAGCGGACAATATCTTTAACCCGTATAGGTTCTTTAGTGTTAAATTTTATTTGGTCTTGTAATTCATAAAAAAAGACATCCGTCATAAATACCTCTATAGATAATTAGTTATTTACCCTAACGCCAATTGTAGTGCTGAGATTGATTAGGGTTTACCGTTCCTCTTATACTGTTTTCTTCGTTTTTCCCAAAATTGCTCTTTACTACTTAAACAACTTTGCTCAATCTCTTTAATGTCGTCTTCAGTACTGGGCGAAAAATTGATTAATTTGATTATCGGAGGAAATATACCGGTTTTATCTTCTTGCGTACTTAATGTTAGTGTACCTAGCTTGTCGTTGATTTCTTTTATTTTAAATGTCGATAACTCCTCATACCCCCCATCAACGAGATAACTCAATTTCAACTCTCTATCAAAAATGAGATTTAATAATGTCGGATTAGAGCTTTCCAATCTAAACTTCCATGTTAAAGGTACTAACTCACACAATTCAGGTGAAATCATTTCCCCTAAAATTGAGTTATCATCTTTATCAATCACTAACTTAGCAATAATCTTTGGCTGTTCTTCAGGCATATTCAATAATTTATGCTCGATAATATAATCTGCATTTGTAGACCATAAACCATCTAGTTTTTTATCATATAGGTAATTTTCTTCGAAGTTTTTCCAAATAATAGGCATATTTGTGATCCGTTCCCAAATATCAGTTGTGAGAATGCCCCCTATGAAAGCAATACAGATTTTCAGGTCAAATAAATGTTTTATCTTCTGCATCAATCCATATTCTCTTTCATGAATATCAATAATTTTTTTTCCAGATTTTTTCTTATTTTTTTTCATTTTTACGATCTCTATTCCAAAATCGCGCTGTTTTTCTTTTCTGACTGCACTTTCTACGCCAGTAGAGTTTCTTTACAGCGTTGCAATCCGCGCTCTATCACCTCTTTCTCTCTTTTTACTTCATAAGTTATTTGATTAAAGCCAAAAACACCATCAACGACAGAAACAAGATAAAGATAGCAATTTTACCCTCTATTTTTTGCCCTTGAGCTTCTTGTTTTGCCCTGACCTCTTTCAAGAGCACAGCATCTTTTTCTCGCATTCTTTCTAATCGCGCCACAGCCTCCTTTTTTTCAGCATCATCATCAGTTTTTACTTTAAGTTTTGGAACTGATTTTGGTGTTTTAGAAATAGAGGTTTCAATTCTCATTGACGGCAAGAAGAGTAAATAACTGCGCCCCTTTTTAACCCGCTTCAATTCATCACGATAATCGGCATAATAAAGCACATAACGCAATAATTCAGTCCCTCGTTCGCCATATTGTTGTTTGATTGCGTTAGTCAGTTTACTTTGCAGTATCGGTTCTTGCACCTGCTGAATTTGAGTTATGACAAGCGCTAGAATATCCCTATACAGTGGATCACTTCCGGCAAATTCAGCCACCTCTTTGGTAAATGCTTCTTTTTCCGGTTCGATAAAATCATTATAGCTATATGCGATTTGTTGATATAAATCCCTTGCTAAATGATAATCACCCATTCTATGAGCCATTCTTGCTTGTTGTAACAAATCTAAATCAATCATTATCAACTCACCTTACCTTTCTCAATCACGCTGCTTTACCACCCGTAAGTGCTACCACTGCCGACAATGCTTTGGCGGTTCTTTAAATTAAAGTTCATTTAACAAAAATTGATTTTTAGCTTTCTCCTGTTGCTCTGCGGATGAATGAATTAAAGTAGTTGATTTATAATAAATACTTACGAGATCATCCTTGCCATTTTCATTGTAAACCGTTAATGACACCGTACCATTTGCAAACTTATATTTTTCAGCAATTAAACTTTCATTTTTAGAGCGTTTTTTCTTTTTTCCCGCTTTGATTTCTTGTTCTATCAAATCTTCTTTTATAATTTCCGGCTTGCCATATTTTTGAGTAAGCAATGGAATTAACTTATCTTTTGGATAGCTTGGATATTCCGGCATCGATAACGTAATAAGCTCTAGCTTGTTGCCAATAAACCGTAATTCAGCGCGAACATAACTCGTATTAAATGCGAACTTATCACATATAAAAAAGCCAGCGACCACTTTAATTGGATTGTTTTCCTCTGGTAAATGCCATTCACTTTCACATAATTTATTGTTGTTTTTTACCTCTTCCCATGACATTCCAAATTTAAGATCCTTATATCCATCCACTGGCGCAGCCAGCCCTAACACCGGAAACAATAGTGTCGCCAACGCAATGATTTTTTTCATATATTCTCCTTAAATCAACTCACTTTAGCCTTCTCAATCACGCTACTTTACCACCCGTAAGTGTCGCCACTGCCGACAATGCTTTGGCGGTTTTCATTCTTTCTCAAAATAATCAAAAATATTCTCTCTTATACCGCACTTTTGGCGCCAGTAGAGGTTTTTTCGATGCTGCAGTTCACGCTCGACAACGCTTTTTTTCGCCCAGTTTTCTTTAAAGAGTTCATTTATTGAATGGTTATCCCGTCTCATTTTGTGAGACATCCAAGTAATAAATGCCATAAAACCTACGAACAACACACCGACAAACAGCAACAGCCACCAGAAAATATTATCTTGAGATGCAATCGCCTCTTTCAAACTTTCCCCGCCAACGTGTAACATCGTAAAAAATATGGCGAAACCACAATACATTTTTTTCATGTAATATTGGGTAAATCCTTTACATAAAATACCAAAACGCTCCTTAGACAAGATTTTTATGGCGTTTTCAAGTTCATTTTCACTACGCTCGGACAGATCGACATCACCATATTCTTTATCCTGAGATGCATTAAGCATTTCATTGATAGTGAGCTCACCTATTTGAATGTTTCTATTCCCTTCGATATTCATTCCCATACGAATTGACCTCCACACTTAATAATAAACCTACTTACTTTTTTTTGACTTTCCTGCCACTTGAATATTGTTATCACCCACAATTTCCATAATCCCTACTGAATCAGAGTTATGTTGTTTATTACCCTTACCTCTGACTTTCATTGTCGGTGCCGTAACGTTTGCTCCCTGCAACATAAACTGCCGCATGGCAGGCGGTGCGGCGCGGAAGGCGGCGAGAAGCTGTTGTTCTTCGTCGGTCAAAGCGTTATTGGCACGGGTACCAAACAGGACATAGTTGACATCTATGCCAATTTTTGCAATTTGAACTAAATAATCTGTATCAGGTGCTCTTTTATTATTTTCATAATTGAATTGAGCCAATTTTTTAACACCACCAATCGCCCCTAGTTGTTCTTGATTTAAATCAATTCTCTCTCTTTCTTCTCGTAATCTTTCGCCGATAGACATAAAAAACCCCAAATTTATTCAATTGAATATTGACAATTATTCATTTGAATAACATAATATATTCAAACATAACAAAATACATTGCTAATTATTTGCTAATCACTAAGGAGTAATAATGACACCGGAACAAGTAAAAAACAAGTTCAAAAGAGAAGGAAAAACCTTCCGTGCTTGGGCTGATGAACATGGCTACACCGCACAAGAGGTATGTCGCGTGCTGAACGGGTTTACTAAAGGAACGCGCGGTAAATCTCACGAGATTGCCGTTAAGCTAGGATTGAAAAAAGAGGTGCCCAATGAAAATGCTGCTTGAAAAATTTTGTGTGTGGTATTTGACCCGCCATCACTACCGAGTATATCAGCCGAAAGATGATATCCCTGCTTTTGTACAAACAATGAGAGGTGCAAAATGAACGAAAAATTAAACGGCACCAGACGCGCTCTGCGCATTATTAAAGCCTTGAAAGGCAAATCCACTAGCGGGGTATCTAACAAAGCCTTGGCAGAGGCATTAGACGAAAGCCCGGTGAATATCAGTCGCGCCATCGCTATTTTAGTGGATGAAGGTTTTGTCACCCGACTGGACAACGGATTATATGCGCTTAGCATTCAGTTAACCCAAATCGCGATGAGCCATTTAAGTGAGATTGACAAAGCGCAAAGCCGCTTAGACCAATTAAAACAACGTTCCGCCGTCTTGATTAATTAGGAGGGATTATGTCCGAAAAAGAGATTCAAAATACGACCGCACTTGCTGCACAGGCATTAACGCAAGACATTGCCAAAGCTCATGAAACAATGGGGATGATTAAAGCGTTTAGCTTTGTTGAAAAATTGGCAACGGTTTCCAATTTAAAAATCCTTGCAGAGTTGAAAGAAAGCAAGAAATACAAGGGGTTGAGCTATGTTAATCAAGATGGAAAATTGGAAACGGTTTCCACTTGGGAGCAATTTTGCACCGCTTGTGGTTTAGGAAAACGTAAGATTGATGAAGATCTTACTAACCTTAGTACTTTCGGTGAAGAGTTTTTAGAAACTAGCCAAAGATTGGGATTGGGTTATAGAGAAATGAAAAAACTCCGAAAACTCCCCGACGATGCCCGCGCCGAAATTGTGGAAGCGGATTATTCGGAGGCGACGGATAAAGAAGAGTTGCTGGAGAAAATTGAGGATTTAACCGCGAAATTCGCCAAAGAAAAAGGCGAACTGGAAAGCAAACTTAAACGCAAATCGGAAGATTATGATGCACAGGCCAAAGTGCTTGCCAATCGCAACGAACGCATTAATAAACTGGATGCGGAACTGGTAAAAAAAGAAAAGCTGATCGCTACCCAAACACCCGATCAGCGTGGCGGGGCGTTACGCGAAGAAACAGCGGCGATTTCTTATAAGGCGGAAGTTATTTTGCGCGGACAGGTATGGCAGGCATTTGAAGCCTTGGAAGCGCATAGCAGTGAACACGGTATCGATCACAAACAGTTTATGAGTGGCGTACTTGCCGAATATCAGTTGATTTTATCGGAGCTGAAATCGCATTTTAATTTAGATAGCACCCCGTCAGGCTCCTATGTGCCTGAATGGGCGCAAGATGAAGAGGACGAACTACCACCTGATGTAGCGGAAATCTTGGATAAAAATGCGAATGCGGAGTAAGGACGAATGCAATGGCAATATTACCAAGTGTGCTATCTGACTGGGCAAAACGCGTAGAAGAAGCAAAGTTTGGCGAAACGGAGAATGAAATCAGTGCAGGTTGTACTGCAATGGGTTTAAGTCGAGCGACTTTTTTACGCCAAATTAAGCCGTTTCGTGTTGCATCAGGACGCAAAACACGTGCCGACAAAGGAAAGCACCAAATAAATACGGAAGAATTGAGATTGATCTCTGCGGCATGGTTGCATATGCGCCGTAACAACAATAAGACAACAGCAACATTAGAACGGGTTTTAACGATTTTGCGAGCCAATAACAAAATCAAAGCGGAATACCTTGATGTCAGTACAGGTGAAATAAGACCTTATTCGGCGGACTCGGTGGAAAGGGCGTTGCGTAATGCCAATATGCATCCCGACCAGTTATTGCGTCCCGCTCCGGTTGTGCAAATGCAAAGTCGTCACCCTAACCACGTGTGGCAAATTGACCCTTCTTTATGCGTGCTGTATTACCTTAAAGAGCGTGGTAACAGTAACGGCAACGGGCTTTGCATTATGGAAGAAGCGGAATATTACAAAAACAAGCCGGCTAATGTGGCAAAGGTTGAAGCGCAACGGGTGTGGCGTTATGTGATCACCGACCATACATCAGGGGTGATTTATGTGGAGTATGTCTATGGCGGCGAAACGGCAGAAAATATCAGCCATTGTTTTGTCAACGCAATACAACCGAAAGAAAACCCTAATGAGCCGTTTTATGGTGTGCCTGAAATTCTGATGTTTGACCGCGGTTCGGCAAATACCTCAAAAATGTTTACCCATTTATTGCACCAACTAGGGGTGAAAACCGAGGTACCCAAAGCTAAAAATGCCCGCGCCAAAGGGCAAGTGGAAAAAAGCAATGATATTGTAGAGCGTCAATTTGAAAGTGGATTACGTTTTATTAATGTGAGCGGCTTGGATGAGTTAAACAAGCAGGCGCATAAGTGGATGCGGTATTTTAACGGAAAAATCGCCCATTCACGCCATAAACAGACGCGCTATCAAAAGTGGCAAAGCATTCGCCCGGAGCAGTTGATTATTCCGCCTGCTCGTGAAATTTGCCAAGAATTGATGTTAACCGCACTGAGTGAACGACTGGTGACAGATAAGTTAGAAATCACCTTTGAAGGCAGACGCTACGATGTGCGCAATGTGCCTGATGTGAGAGTCGGCGAAAAAATCAAAATCGGGAAAAACCCTTACCGCCCTGAATGTGTACAAGTGGAATGCCGAGAACTCATTATCGTGGACGGCGAGCAAAAAGAACGCTTGTATTGGACGGTGTTAGAACCGATTGAGATTAACGAACACGGCTTTAGGGTAGATGCGGCAATTATCGGTGAAGAATATAAAGCCCATAAGAAAACCACCTTTGAAATCAACAAAGAAAACGCCGAGAAACTGGCTTACGGCACGGATAACGAAGAAGACTTAAAACGGGCGAAGAAAGCTAATGCGCCACTGTTTGGCGGGGAAATCAACCCTTATAAACATATTGAAGACGAAAAATTAGCCTTGTACTTACCGAAACGCGGTCAGGAACACGAACTTACCGCCAACGCCAAACGCGTTGAGTTACCGCTGATTAATCCGGTAGAGATGTTAAAACGCTTGAAGGCGGTGATGGGTGAGGCGTATTCGGCAGAGGTGTCGCAATTTGTGCTGCAACGCTACCCGCAAGGGATGACGGAGCCTGAGTTGGAAGCATTAATCGCCGACCCGAAATTACCATATATTGCGAAGCCGTTACGCATTGTTAACGGTTAAGATGAGGTTTACATGATAAAGCTGAAACAGGTGTTAGCACAATATCGCGTCTCACAACGTAAACTCGCCGCGCGGTTGGCGGTGTCGCCAGCGGTGATCACGAATTTGGTTAATCACGGCCAGTTGATTAAAACCGACACAGAGCTATTTAAAACCAACCTTTCGGCGGTGTTGGTCGAGCTGGGTATTTCGACCGCACTTCCCGAATTATTAACGGAGGTTTGCACAACCGAGGCAATGTCTGCGGAAACCTCCCAACATGACAAATCAAACCAAACTATAGAGGACGAGACTATGTTACTCGCAAAACAGGCATTATTTCCGACCACCAAGAAACATTTTTCCCTTTTTACCAATCCGTTTACCGATGAGGTACGCTCTGCTGATGAGGTATTTACTTCACCCGATGTGCGCTATGTGCGCGAAGCGTTATTTCAAACCGCAAAATTCGGAGGGTTTATGGCGGTGGTCGGTGAAAGCGGGGCGGGAAAATCCACCTTACGTCGCGATTTAATCGACAGGATTAACAATGAAAACTTACCAATTATAGTGATTGAGCCGTATATCATCGCCATGGAAGACAACGATAAAAAGGGGAAAACTCTGAAAGCAGCGCACATTGCAGAAGCCGTTATCAGCACCCTTGCCCCATTGGAACGTATGAAACAAAGCCCCGAAGCGCGCTTTCGCCAATTGCATCGCGTTTTAAAAGACAGTAGTCGTGCGGGCAATCAACACGTGTTAATTATTGAAGAGGCGCATAGCCTGCCGGTGCCGACGTTAAAACATTTAAAACGTTTTTTTGAATTGGAAGACGGCTTTAAAAAGCTGTTATCCATTGTTTTAGTCGGTCAGCCTGAACTGAAATTAAAGCTCTCAGAGCGTAATTTCGAGGTGCGTGAAGTGGTACAACGTTGTGAAGTTGTGGAGCTTGCTCCGTTAGACAGTTGCTTAGAGCAGTATGTGGAATGGCGTTTAAAAGCACTTGGGCGCAAATCCGATGACATTTTCGACCGTGATGCGTTGGATACGGTACGTGAGCGATTGATATTAACCAATGCCCGTAACAAAGCCCAAACCAGCCTACTTTATCCGTTAGCGGTAGGTAATCTTTTAACCTCTGCGATGAATTTAGCGGCCGAATTAGGCTTGCCAAAAGTGACGGCAGATGTGGTGAAAGGGGTGTAATAATCTCTGTATTTTTAGCAAGTTATTAATAATAAAGGAGTAAATTATGAGCAAAATAACAATTGATGGCAAACTCTATTGGCGTGATGCCAAAGGCAATTTAACCCCGGACGAGCTGGTAAAAGATATTGACAAAGCACGTGATGCGTTAGTGTTGGAATGGGTCGAAAAAGGCAGCATCTTAAATCGCGAGATGAGATGTTTCAAAGACGGTGTATTTGGTGACATTCAGGCTTTTATTGAGCTTTCGGTAGAAAAATACGGTGCCAAATTAGGTGGTAACAAAGGCAATGTCACCTTGTTTAGCTACGACGGTAAATATAAATTGCAACGCGCTAATTCAGATTGTTTGCAATTTGATGAGCGTATTCAGGCGGCAAAATTACTGGTCGATGAATGTTTAAACGAATGGGCGGAAGGTTCTCGACCGGAACTTAAGGCGTTGATTGAGCGGGCGTTTAATGTCGATAAGGAGGGGAATTTGAGTACGGCGCGCATTCTTGGCTTACAACGGGTTGAAATCAAAGATGAACGCTGGCAACGCGCTATGCGGGCGATTAGTGAAAGCGTACAGGTGGTAAGCTCAAAATCCTATATCCGTTTATACGAACGCATTGGCGAGAGCGACCAGTGGAAACCGATACCGTTGGATATGGCGGGGGTGTGAGATGATACATTTAACGTTGTACGACTTGGTCGAGCAAGGTTATTTTTACAGTTTAATAGATATTTCCCGTCGTACCGGCATAAGCCGGGCAGCGGTGAGTAAATGGTGTTCCGGCAGAGGGGGAAAGGCTAATGAAAAATACACGAAGAAGATCGCAAAATCGGCACGCAAGCCACTAAACCATAAAGTGATTGCGACCTTTATCAAAGGAGAACGGTGGCACATTACCTCATCGGTAAAGCGGGAAGAACTTATTAGAACTGAGCTTGCTCCACGAATTAAGGGCACAAAATTGAGTGATTGGTTAATAGAGATGGCGAAAGTAGGGTAATTATGATGACCGGGGAACAGGATATAACGCAGCAGGTGGTCGATTTGCAAACCCTTCTTGAATTAGCCAAAGACAATTGGCTAGAAAATAAGAAAGAAGACGCTGTCAAGTTATTACAGCGGGCAAAGCGGGAGCTTGGATTGGTGATTTGGCGGGCTGACTTAGTACGGCCAGATGACTAAAACCCATTTACAGCCCATTCAAATCTCCCCCTACCCCTCTTTACAAAAGAGGGAAATTTAATGGGCTGAATAATGTGTTTTAAGGAGAAAAAATGAAATTATGCAGATGCCCTATTTGTCATTCTGATATTAATCTGGATCAGCTTTTAGAAGATGATGCCGGGCGGGAGTTACTGGGTCTGGTAAGTGGACTGAAAAGCGAAGTGGCACGACCATTGGTAAGTTATATTGCATTATTTCGCCCAGCCAAATCGGCACTTAGCAACAGTCGAGCAGTAAAGTTAATTCGTGAGGTATTAGATATGTACCCGCAAACACCGTTATTGGCACACGCATTAAACGAAACAGTGCAATCCGTCACTAAAAAACGGCGTGAACAGTCTAATGTGGCACAACTGACAAACCATAATTATTTAAAACAGGTATATGACTCTCAAGCACCTAAATTTGCCGGCTCGGTTACATTACACAACGCCGAGAATAAAGCACAGCAAAGTGAGCGAAGCAAAAAACACGATGCTTTTGCCTATATAGAGCAAATGTGCAGTTTTGGCCAGCCTATTGAACATCTTCCATATTATAAAGAATGGTGTGAATGGAAAAAACAGTTACAGGAGGAGAGATGATTGACCGTAATAAATTGATAGCGCAGATCCATATTGCCAAAATTCAATTAAAAATGGATGACGAAACCTACCGCACTTTTTTGATAAATACCGTCAAAAAAGGGAGTTGTTCCGATATGACAATTTCGGAATTACATATAGTCGTCTCGGCCTTGCTCAAACGTGGATTTCATCGGAGTGGACGCCGTATCGGTTCAAGTAATGAGAAGGTTCGCAGTAATATTATTAAAAAAATCAGAGCCAAATGGCTTGAAATGCACGCGGAAGGCATTGTGCGTAATAGTAGTGAGGATGCATTAAATGTTTATGTTTCTAAAATTGCCCGCAATAAACAAGGTTATCCGATACATTTTGTTACTTGGCTTGATAATAAACAGGCAACGCGGGTTTTAGAAAGATTAAAAAAATGGCAAAGTCGCGAAAGGAAAGTTAAATTAGGAGTTGGATTATGACATCACCAATGGAAATGGCTCGGCATGAACTCTTAAGGGATGTGGAAGATCATGTGAATTTGCTATGTAAAAATTACAAACTTGATGACACTCTTTGTGAGCAGATTTCTGTCAGCGTCGCCGATTTTTTAGCAGAGCATTATGCAGGACAGGTAATTTCTTTTCCGAAAGACTACTATTACAAAATTGCTCAGCGGGATTTGGATATTTATCAAGATTTTAACGGTAATAACTGGTTTCAGTTGGTCAAAAAATACAATATGACTGAGAGCGGTATTAGACGGGTAATTGAGCGAGTACGCAAACGGATTATTAAACAAAAACAGCCTGATTTGTTTCAGGGTTAA